ATACGTGAAGTGATATAGTGTATATATAATAAAGTGTAAAATAGAGGTTAGAAAGGTCATCTGCACCAAATAAAAGACTTTATAATTATTGAAATATCAATAGTTACAAAGTCTTTTATTTTTAAAATTAATGCAATAGGTATGCAGTAGACTTTTTATTTTATTTTTTCTAGTTCTTGTTGCATAAAATCTATGGATACAGATGTATATATATCGTTGGTTATATTACTTCCTTCAACATGCCCAACCAAAGACTGCAAAACAACCAAAGGCATACCTTGTTCCTGGCATCTAGTTATAAATGTGTGTCTTAAATTGTGTGTAGATAAACTAAAATTGCAAATGTTGTATTTCTTGTTTAGTCTGCTTAAAAAAGCATTTATTTCATAAGGTTTTATGAAGTCATTGCTAGTATAATCCCAAAATAAAAGATTATACATGTTAGTTATTTTTTCACTTAACAATTTATTTATTATAGCTCTAACACACGGCTTCATAGGAAATGTTCTTTTGCCTTTGTCTATTCCAGTTTTTTTGTCGTAGGTCTTGGTGTGCAACCCCATTATAATTTTATTATTTTTGTCTTTTGTTAAAGTTCTGTACACAGTTATTGTATTATTGTTTAGATTAATACAATCTTTTGACAAAGCAAGAATTTCACCAATTCGCATTCCTGTGTATAATTCTAATGAAATAATATCCACATATTTGAGATTTGAGACATTTTTTAAGCTTGAATGTAAAATATGTTCTTCTTTTATAGAAAGTGCTTGTACGCTAATTTGTGTCGCTTTCGAGATAGGTTTTGTTAATGTTTCATCTTCCATTAGATTATATATTATTTTTCTACGAGAATAAGCAATCTTAAATCCTTTTTTTAATAATCTCCATATCTTATCTATACAACTTTTACTATACTTTCTTATATTGCTTTTAGAGTTTTCTATATCTTCAATAGTAATCTTCTGAATAGGCTTGTTTATAAATGAATTACAGCATAATTTTATTTGTTCAAGTGTTTCTAATTCTCTCTTATAAGATGTTTCTTCTGTTATTCCATCTTCTAATTTTTGTTCAATATGTTGTTTCAAAATTTCATACAAAGTGATATTACTTGTTTCAATATAAGTTCCAGTATTTCTATCATTTTTTAATTTAGTAACTCTTGCCTTAAACTCCTTAGTAGTTTCTTTCTTCTTTTGTTTCATAGTTTTTCTATTTCCATTAGCAACATATTGGTATATCCAACATTTTAATTTATCGCTATAATACAAGCTACCTTCTCCATTTCCAACTGATTTTGTTTTTTTATTTTTTCTTTGCATAATAAAATACCTCCATTTTTAATAATTTTATTAATTTGCTTGAAAAAAGGTATTTTATTATGCTATAATAAGTAACATAAAGAGACCTTATTTCAAGGCTTTTTATAGGTGAGAATTATGTACCGTGTCGCAATGGAAGCATAATTCTCTTTTTATTTTAAAATTCTCTTTTTAATTGTTTTACTATACCAATTATAGTAACTGGAATAGTTTTTACTTCATCATAAGTAAAAACAAGTGGATCATAAGCAGTATTTAATGGTTGTAATGTAATACTAGAATCACTTTTCTTTCCTTTTTTAATAGTAGCTTCATTACCATTTATAATTGCAACAACTATATCTCCATTTTCAAAATCATTTTGTTTCTTTATTATAACAATATCATCTTCTATAAGAACAGGGGACATACTGTCGCCGTTTTACTTTTAATGCAAAATATTCTTCACCATTACCAACTAATGAAGTTTCAACATCAATAGTTCCAATCCAATTTTCTTGAGCTAGATAGTTATATCCAGCTTTAACTGTTCCGTAGTATAGGGATAGATGTTATTGGATTTCCTAATTTGTCAATTTTATATTTACTCTTTTTTTCGTCTTCTATTAAATCTATGTAACCAGCCTTTTCATATAAATCAAGATAATTTATATTATATAAATTAGCAAGATTACGTAATAGGGCAGGAGTAACATTTCTTTTACCATTTTCTATCATATTTAAATGAGTATATGAAATTCCAATTCTTTTATCTACTTCTCTTAAAGAGATATCATGTGCTTGCCTAATAGATTTTAGGTATAATCCTAATTCTTCTTTTGAAATCATTATAAAACCTCCTATGTTCACATTATAACATAATTGTTCACAAAAGTAAAACTTTTTTTGAAAAAATTTTAAAAAAGTGTTGACAAAAAAGAAACATGAATATATAATGTTCACAACAAGATAACAAAAGCGAGGTGAAAAACTTTGATAGTAGTTAAAAGTCCACAAAAATTAAAAGAAGATTTAACTAGTAATGGAAATACTATAACTTCAGTAGCAGAAAAGTTAGGATATTCTAAAGCGTATATAAGTTCAATTGTTACGGGAATTAGAAATCCTAATGAAAAAGTTTCTATAGGGATTTGTGAACTATTAGGAAAACAATTTAATGAATATTTTTTTATCCAAACTGTTCACAAAAAGATAACAAAATAATGCGACACGGTACAAAAAGAAAGGAAGTGATGATGAAAATGGATGAAAAAATAATTGAAGAACAAAGAAGAACAAATGAATTACTTGAAAAGCTAATAAATCAGAATAAAGAAGAAAATGAGTTATTAACAGTAGAACAGGTGCATGAAGAATATGACATTGGAATTAATATGGTAAGAAAGATGTTTAATGATCCAGAACTTGCTGTGCAAAAATATACAGTTCCGTTTAAAGTATCAAGAAAATCAATTCAAAATTATTTACAAGTAAGACACGACTATTTGTGTGAAAGGTAGGAAAAACAAATGAGTAAATTGAGTAAATATAGAAAAGGAATTATAAGAGGTGCAATATCACTATTAGAATTTGAAATCTTAATGATTTCAATGGGGTATATATTTTATTTATTTTTAGAAAAATTATTTATGTAAAAGGAGGTGAGAAAAAAATGATAGCAGTAGTGATGATTTTAGTCATTTTGTTGGGGTTAATATCAACAGCATATATTTTAAAATATTTTGAAAATGAAAGCAATTGCAATGAAATATTAAATCTAGAAGAAAAATTAGACGAAGCAAATGAAAAAATAAAAATATATGACAATTTAGCATTCAAATATTTTAAGATTTGTTTTAAAGCAAAATCAATGATTATAAGAAATAAATTTTGCACTAAAGAAGATATTTTAAAAGTATTAATAGATATTGATGAAATAAAAAATGAACCATCTAATAGCCCCCAAAAACCGCTCGATTAGATAGTTCAAATCAAAAAAATGCTTAGAAAACAAATTTTAAAAATATTATATCAAAGAAAGGAGCATTTGTCAATGGAAGGAATAATAAGACATTTAGATGATTTAGGTAGAATTGTTATACCAAAAGAAATAAGAAAAAATTTAGGATTAAACGAAGGTAACAGATTAGAAATAATGCAAGAAAATAAAACAATAATATTAAAAATACCAGAAAATAAAATCTGCAAATGCGGACGAACGTTAGAAGAAAATTCAAATTTTTGTCCAAATTGTGGAAAGAAAATAAAATAAATTTTGTGGCATTGGTAGGACGAAAAAAATTAATTTATCGATGCCACATTAAGCCCCCAAAATAATACAAATTAAATGAAAGTAAAAAGTACATTGAAAATTGAATAAGTTATCAGGCAAATGCAGTAAAATCAATGATTTTAAGACTTGCAAAAAATATTAAAAAAGTTTTAAAAATGTATTGACAATACCGTACGGCATATGATAATATATAACCAGTTCAGAGATGAGGAGGTGATACATAATGCTTAAGAATTTAATAAAAAAACTCGTTGCCGACTACCAATCAAACAAACGAGTTCATAGCAATCATAAACAGATTGCTCTAATTCTTAAAGGATTAGAAGAGAGGGGATATTAAAATCCCCAGTCCCTCTCCTTTATAAAGGTTATTTTATCATATAAAGTGATTTTTGTAAAGGAGAGGGTGAAAAATAATATGGAGGAAAGAATATTGAAAGTATTATGGAATAAAAGTGGTAGTGGCTCAATATCTCCAAGATTATTAATTCCAATAGCTTGGCTAAGAGATATGGGAGTCAATGAAAATGATTTAGAAATAAAAGCGGTTTATAATGAAAAAACGAAGAAAATTGAATTAAGCAAGTAAAACAAAAAGACCTTAAATTATCTGTACTGTCTGGTAAACTATTCAGATAATTCAAGGCTATAATGAAACCCTTGTAAAAGTGTTTCTATATGTAATTATAACATATAGCACCGATACTTTTCAAGTGGTTTATTAAAGGAAAGTATCGGTGTATTTTTTTTTATGGAAGAAAGAATAAAAGAATTAGAAATGTTATTGCAAAGAATATATAGAAAAATATGTTTTCTAAAAGAAACTAAAAAATAAAAGGAGATGATCAAAATTTCAATAGATTATAGCACTTTTGCTTTTCCAAAACCACCGAAAAAAGAAAAAAAACTTGTAAAAAGAATAAACGGAAAAAAACATAAACAAACTCAAGCTACAGAAATATCAAATAAAGTTAAAAAAATTGTATGGGAAAGAGACAATAAAAGATGCATTTTTTGTAAAAAATATGTACCAGTATTTTATGCAAATGCACATTTTATTCCACGAAGTGCTGGAGGTTTAGGAATAGAAGAAAATATATTCACAGCTTGCGAGGATGACCATAGAGAGCAAGATAATGGTCTAAACAGTAAAGAATATACCTTGAAAGCAGAAAAGCATTTAAAAGGCATTTATGGGGCAAATTGGGATAAAGAAAAATTAGTTTATAAAAAATATTAGAAGAAAAAAATAAAAGAACTAGAATTATAAAAAAATATATACAAATACGAAAGAGGTGAAAAAAAATGGAAAATCCAAACTATTTTTCTATTTTAACAGCAGACGTAAGATATGATGAAAGACTAAAAGCAAATGAAAAATTATTATATAGTGAAATAAGTGCATTAACTAGTAAAAGTGGATATTGCACAGCAAGAAACAACTATTTTGCTAAATGCTACAAAGTACACAAAGACACAATCGCAGATTGGATTTCAAATTTAAAAAATAAAGGATACATAATAATAAAAACGGTCAGAAGTGGTAAAGAAGTAGCAGAAAGAAGAATTTATTTAACTTCGACTTGTAGGTTAAATGACCTACAACCCATAGGCGAAAACACCTATAAGGTTATAGGCGAAAACACCTATAAGGTTATAGGCGAAAACACCTCAGAGAATAATATAAATAAGAATAATATAAATATAATAATATATAGTCGAGTAATTGACTATTTAAATCAAAAAACATCTAAAAATTTTAAATCAACATCTAAAAAAACTCAAGAATTAATAAAAGCTAGATTAAACGAAAAATTTACAGAGGAAGATTTTAAGAAAGTAATTGATATTAAAACCGCTGAATGGAAAAAGGATAAAAAAATGCAACAATATCTAAGACCTGAAACATTATTTGGAACAAAATTCGAGAGTTATTTAAATCAAAATCAAAATTCAACCAGTTTAACAGAAGAATATAATACAGATTTTTCAGAATATGATGAGTTAGAAAGGAGATATAAAAAATGAATATTCAACCTAACTCATTAGAAACAGAAGAAAATATAATTGCATCAGTACTAGTAAATAATGAAAATTGGAAATATATAGATCAATTAAAAGAAATAGATTTTTATTATCCGACGACAAGAAAAATTTTTAAATTAATGAAAGAGTTACATGAAAATAATAACCCGATAGATATAGTATCAGTAAAAGAAAAAGGCGTTTCCAAAAAATATGATGGAATAAAACTAATGAAGATTCTAGTAGAAATGACAGAAAAAATGGGACTATCAAGTCAAATAGAATACTATATTAGAATATTAAAAAATTTAAGTATAAAAAGGCAAATTTACCAAAAAGCAAGTGAAGTTTGCAAGGAAATTTTAGAAATAGAAAATGATAAAGATGAATTAGAAATAAAGAATGAAATAATTCAAAAATTTATAGATATAAAAGTTCAAGAAAAAGAAAAAAATGGTGAAATGACAAATGTAATGCTAGAAACACTAGAAGATATAGAAAAGAAATATCAAAAACGTGATGACTATACATATAGAACAGGCTTTTTTGATGTGGATAAGGTTACAGACGGACTACATGAACAGGAATTAACAATAATAGCAGCAAGACCTGGAGTGGGGAAAACAGCATTCGCGTTGCAGATGGCGGAAAATATATCAAAAAAAAATATATGTGTATATTTTGTTAGTTTGGAAATGTCAGAAAAACAATTAGGAAATAGAATTATTGCGAGAGAAGCGGAAATAGATGGACATAAGTTGAGAATGGGATGGCTAGAAGAAGAAGATTTTGAAAAAATTGGAGAAGTAGCTTCTAAAATATCAAATTTAAAAATGTATATAGATTCAAAATCAGCAACAATACAAGACATCGAGATGAAAGCTACAGAATTAAAGCAAGAAAATAAATTAGGATTAATTATAATTGATTATTTGCAATTATTAAAGAGCAGAAATCGTTTTAATGTGCGCGAACAAGAAGTCGCAGAAATAAGCAGAAAATTAAAATTAATGTCAAAAAATTTAAATATTCCAGTAGTTGCACTATGTCAATTGAATAGAGAAACAGAAAAACGAAAACGACCAATGCTATCAGATTTGAGGGAATCTGGTAGTTTGGAGCAAGATGCAGATAACGTAATTTTTTTGTATGTAGATGAAGATGAGAAAACACAAGTTTGTCAAAATATAGAAGTGATAATAGCAAAGCAGAGAAACGGACCAACTGGAACAGTAAAAATGGCATTTAATAAAAAACAAATGAGATTTATAAATTTGGTGCGGAGGAATAAACAAATGAAATATATAGAAATAAAAGATTTTAAAAAATTAACAAATGCACAAAAAGCAAACTATTGTAAAAGAATTGTAGCTGGAGAATTAAAAATAAAAGAGGTGAAAACAAAAAAATGAGCAAAATAAATATTATTGAACCAAGAGTAAAAGAAATACTGGAGCAGATTCCAAAAACGAGAGAAAACGATGAATTATTATATTCAATATACATAGAAAAATATCATGACATTCAATTTAGCAAAGAAATTTTTATAAATTATAAGGATTACAAAATTCCTAGCTTTAAAACAATAGAAAGAGCTAGAAGAAAAATACAAAATAAGCAAAATTGTTATCTTGCTAGCGAAGACATTTTTGAAAAAAGGCGAGAAGCGGAACAGGAATATAGAGAATATGCAAATATTTAAAAGAAGAGAAATATAGAAGTAGGAGGAGAAGATGAGCGTTAAAGGAAAAATAAAAAGATTAAATAGACAAATAGAAAATTTACAGGAAGAATTACAAACTTGTCAATTATCTAATAGTAGATTAAGAAATAAGAATGACAGATTAAAAACAGAATTAGAAGGACAAAAAGCAGATAATCAATATACAGAACAATTAGAAAACATACTTAAGTTTGCAATAACTAATCATATAGGAAATTTAAGAAGTGGAATGCAAATAGAAAGATACGGAATAGATAAAATGCAAAATTTAAAATTAAGTATAGATTATGTTCCAGAATTTAATAGTTACATAATAAAAGTAAATTATTAGGAGGAAACATGAATAAGCAAATAGAGATTAGATTAGCTAATATATTAAATGCACAAAGGGATTACATATTATCTAATAAAGATTTAAGTAAAATTGAAAAAGCAGAACAGGGTTCAGTAATAATAAATACTATGAAATTTTTAATGAACTATGAAGAAAATATAAAAATATTAGATAAATATGCAAAATTTAAAAAACAGGATGAAAAAGAAATTTAAGGAGGAATTAATTATGAAAAAAATAGTAAAAGCAATATTAATAGTTATAGTTATGATAATTACATTATTTATTTTGACAGGTTGTACAGAAGTTAGTAGAGTATCAGAGAACATAAGGCAAGAAGCAGACAATTTTAATATTACCAGAAGAATTTCAGTAATAAACGCTAGAACAGATAAGCCAATATTTGAATTAATAGGCAATTTTTCATTGCAAAATAATTCAAATAAAGAATTAGAAATAATTGTAGAAGTAGAAAATGGAAAATACAAAAAGCATTTTATATATCTGAATGATTGGACTATGTATGTAGTCGAAGACGTTTCGGGAGCATTCATAGATAAATATCATTACGAAATAAATTATTTACCAGAAATGATTCAACCATTCACAATAAAAAGCAAAGATTGATTAATGAAAGGAGTAAAGATGAAATTAGCTAATTTATTTAAAAATAAAGAAAAAACTGAAATGATTGTAGAAGAAAAATTGCCTGATATACAACAAATAAAAGTTCCAGATTTAAAACAATATTTATTAAATGGATATGCAGAAATACGAGAAGTCAAAAATCAAAATGAACAATTACAATTAAAATTAGAAGAACAATTAAAATATAAATTATTATATGATGGAGCATTAGTAACATTAGAAGAATTTAAAACAAGAGAAAAAGAAGATAAATATAAAATAGATAATATACAAACAAAATTAAATGAAAAACAAGAAGAATTATATAAACTTAACGATTTATTAAACACTTATAAAATCAAACAATTACAAGTAGATGAGCAATTAAAAAATACAGATAATTTAATTCAAGATAACATAGATTCTGCAATAATGAATTTTAAAGCAACAATAATAGACCTAATAAAAAATACAAAAGGAAATATAAGTAAAGATAAAGTATGCAATTTAATTAAAAGAATGGAAGTGAATAAAGATGAATAGAGAAATAAAATTTAGAGCTTGGAACAAAGAAAAAAACATAATGGTATACAACAATGAAGATGATACAAATGGATATTGGGATGGTTGTTGTAACAGTAATGTTGGAATGGTAAATACAATTTTAAATTCAAAATGTTATGGTTATGAAAAATATGAATTTATGCAATTCATAGGACTACACGATAAAAACGGAAAAGAAATATATGAAGGAGATATAATATTAACTCAACCTTTAAAAGATAAACCATTTTCACAAAAAGCAAAAAGTAAAAGATTAAGAGGAATTGTAAAATATCAAGTTTTGTGTGGTAAAAATTTTATTAGTGAACCAGATAAACTTAGGTACTGGGGAGCAGAATGGGATATTGAAATAATAGATAAAAAAGATTATGAAAAATATCATAATTATGGTTGGGGGTTATTTTTTGAATGTGAAGTAATAGGTAATATATACGATAATCCAGAGTTATTAGGAGGAGAATAGATATGCAGGATAAATGTAACAAATGTAATAGTAAAAAATTATTCGTGGAAATACAAGGAAATAGAAGAGGTTTATATTGTGGTAAATGTGGAAAATGGCAAAAATGGATTACAAAACAAGAATTACAAATAGCAAAGTTTAAAGGCTATAAAATTTTAGGAGGTAGTTATGATAATAGTAAGTCAAGATAAGATGGAAATATTTAATTTTGATGAAATATTTAGATTATATGTAGATAATTGGTCAAATGAAGAATTTGCAACAGAAGCTAATTGTTTTTGCATCAAAGCAGAAAAATCTAGTGATAATATGATTTGTGCATTTTTAGGAGAATACAAAACAGAAGAAAGAGCAAAAGAAGTATTACAAGGAATTATTAATGCTTATGAAAAAGCAGGAAATATAGCTTTTGAAACTAGTGAAGATGAAAGATTAATGAGATTAACACATAATTCAAGTGTATTTGAAATGCCAGGAAAGTAGGAGGAGAAGATGGAATTAAAACAACTCACAGAAGAAACATTTAAAATATTAGATGTGAATAACACAAAAGAACTAAAAAATAAATTATTTGAAGTTTGCAAAAAAAATGAGACACAATATTTTAAAAAATTTAAAGAATTAGTAAAAGATTTGTCAATTGACTGGTTACAAAAAATATATCAATATTATGAAGCGGATAGAGAAAACAAAGGACAAGATTATACACCCAAAAGTCTAGCAAAACTAGTTTCAAAATTGTCTCGAGTAGATGGCGAAGAAGAATGCTTAGATATGTGTTGCGGAAGTGGTGCTTTAACTATTCAAAAATGGTTAGAGAATCCAAAAATGAAATTTAAACTTGAAGAATTTGATGAGAATGTAATTCCTTTCCTTATATTTAACATGATGTTAAGAAATATTGATGCAAATATTGAGCAAAAAGATGTACTAGAAGACAAAGTGTATCATTCTTATAAAATTATTCCAAGCGATGAATTTGGAAGATTAGAGGTGACAAAGTGAAAACATGTATAAGTAACCCACCTTACAATTTAAGATGGCAACAACCAATTTTTGCTCGAATGCAAGATAGATTTAAATACACAGCTGTACCACCTGTAAGTAATGCAAATTTTGCTTTTATACTTACAGCATTAAATAAATGTGATAGATTATGTTTTATCTTACCACAAGGAGTACTAACATCAGGAACAAAAGAAGAAAAAGAAATTAGGCAATATCTAATTGAAAAAAATTATGTGGAAGCGGTAATTACATGCCCAAGCAAAATGTTTGAAGCAACATCAATACCTGTATGCATTATAACGCTAGATAAAAATAAAAAAACATCTGAAACAGTGATGATAGATGCAAAGGATTTCTGCATAAAAGAGACTAGAGAACAAAGAGGACAATTTGGACGGAAATGCACATGAAAACAGAGTTTACAAAAAAGAAGTAAATATATTTACAGATGAGCAAATACAAGAATTAAACAAAACAGTTAGAGAAAGGATAGAAAAAAAAGATTTTAGCAAAGTAGTAACTATTGAAGATATTAAAAATAATGATTATTCATTATTTCCCTCAATGTATTTTGAAATTGAATCTGATGATTTATATGGTGTAACGAGAAGTTATGATGACATTTTAAATGATTTAAACAGAATCATAAAGCAAAAGAATTGTCTAAAATTAACTATAAATGAAAGTATTGCAAAAAGTATAGGAATTTATGATGTTGCAATGCAAATGAAAGATAGTCAACAAATAAATGCTGAAATGAATAAAACACTAAAATCAATTAAATTAGAGATAGAAAAAGAAAATTATATAACATTATCTAAAAACAAAAATGAGATTAAATTTGAGAATAATAGCAAGGAACAGGTAAGCGAAATTTTAATGCTTATTATGAACAACTGGAAAATGATGATGTATCATCTAAATAATGAGGAAAATAGATATTTAGTAGAATTAAGAGACAAACTGTTGCCTGATTTGATGTCTGGGAAGATAAATTTAGAAGGAGAGGAATAAATAAGATATGAGTAATGAAGAAATAGCATTAAAACTAACTATTGCAATGATAAAAGGAATGGGGCAAGCAGGAGATACACCCAATAATCCTTACGAAGTTGTAAGTGATTATAAAACAATATTAAATGAAATAAGAAAAAGAAAGGAGTGATACATAGTGAAAGAAAAAATAAATAAAAGAACAACTAAAGATAGTATCGAATATTTAGAACTAGAACGTATTGTTAATAATAGAATACATGATTATGTTTCAAAGTATCATAATTATCCTAAATACATCAAATTGCCTTTATGGATATTTGACTGCTTAAAACAAGCAATGTGTGAATTAGATTTAAAGATAGATTATAAAACAGGAGAGTTTACATTCTTTAATTTAAAAGTTTGTGAAACTGTTAGCATAGAAAAACCAGAAGAAATCGAGGTGTTCTAAGTGAAAGAAAATAGATTAAATAAATTAGAAAAATTTTTAAAAGAAACATTTCCAGAGAGAATACAGTCATTTACAACTAACAATATAGCTGGAGATTGTATGAAAAATATTTATAATGAAGACAATATATCAATTGATTTTTGCTATAAATACAATTATATTGAAATTTTTGGATTAACAGATGAAGAATATTTAAAGTTAGTAAAATTAGGAGTGATTTATTAGTGAAAGAAAATAGTATATGTGGAGATAATAGATTTGAAATAATAGAAAAAGCTAAAGAAATGTTACTTAATGCAACTAATATAGAAGATAGCAAAGAAGAAATGAAAGTTTTAACTAATATATTATTTAGAATGTGGCAAGTTGGTTTAATTAATGAAGAAAAATTAGATATTAACAAATTACAAAAAGAAAATAGTATAGAAGAAGACATAAAAATAGCTAACAATTTTATGGCTTATTTTAATAAAAATATTCAAAATGGATATAAAGCTGATTTAACGGTTTTAGGGGAGGAGATAGAAGCAATAGAACACATATTATCAGATTATAAAAGAGTATTAAAAGAAAATGAGGAGTTGAAAAAATCTAAAATAACATATGAAAGAGTTAGAAATATACAAATAGAAAATAAAAAAATAGTAAATAAAAAATATATATCAAAACAAAAAATAAAAGAAGTTATCAAAGAATTAGAAGAGAATATTTATCGCATAAAAAAACAATATAGTAATGGTGGAGAAAATTGTAATACTGTATATCTTGAAAATTTAGCACAAGTAAAAATACTTAAACAAATGTTAAGAGAAAGTGAGGAATAAATGAACGAGAAAGAAAAGAAAGCAATTGAATATTTGAAAACAAGGTTATATGGAAATGAAGGCTGTAAGCACATAGATGTATCTCAAGAGGATTTAAGAATTTTTATAAATTTAGTTGATAGAAAAGAAAAAGACATTGAAGGCTGGAAAAAATACTGTGAAGAAATAGAAGAAGAACAAACAGAAATGAGCAATAAAAACTGCGAATTAGAGTTTGAGATAGACAAACTACAAAAAGAGAATGAAGAATTAAAAATAAAAAACAATGCAATAAAAAGAGAAAGTGAAGCATATGCTGAAAATATGATTAGATTAGATAATGAATTAAATTTAGAAAAAGAAAAATCAAAATATGAATGGATTAGACAAAATTGTTTATCGCAAGAATTAGTAAAGAGGATTAATCCTATGACAGAAAAAGAAGCACAAAAGGTACTAGATGAAATGCAAGGAGTAAGACCAGAAATGCTAGAAGGAGAAGCAAAAAAATTATTTGAAGCAATAATGGTTATAGCAGACGGCAGAGATAGAGCATACAAGGAATTAGAACAAAAGGACAAGCAAATTAATTTAATGGCGGATTATTTAACTACTCCAATTCATGGAAAAGAATGGGTAAAAAAATATTTTGAGGATAAAGTAAAGGAGGAAAAATAATGAGTTTATATAATTCAGATAAAGAAGAAATTGAAGAAATGATAGACGAAAAAATAGATACTATGGGAAAAGAAGGAATATTCAGTCAAGAAACTAAACGAGTTTTAATATTATGCATAGCAATTGTTATTGTGGCGATATTATTTTTTGGAACTATCATGTTTACAAGTAAAGAAAAAACAAAAAGAATCAATATAGAAAAATTTGGAGAATACAATAAAAGTGCAGAAGAAATTTAAAAAGCAATAAGGAGAATATAAAAAAACATATGAAACATTTATCTTTAGAAAAAACAATATATTTATGCAAATATCATGAAGTTGATTGTTTAAATTTAAAACGAAGTGAAGTTGAAGAAATAATAAATGATTTAAAAAGTAAAGGATTATATGAATATTATAGAAATTTAGATGAATATGAATACGAAAGAATGATTAATTCAAGAAAATATCAAATACGAAAGGAAAAGAATATGGAAAAGGAAGAAGAAAATAATAATACACTACTAAATTTGAATGATATTTTGTTTAAGCAATTAGAAAGATTAACAAATGATGAATTGACACAAGATCAATTAGATATGGAAATAAAAACTTCAAAACAAGTTGTAAGTGTATCGCAAACAATAATTAATAATGCAAGTTTGCTACTAAATGCAAAAAAACATTTTGATTCAACACAAAACAAAAATAAAAAAATTTCAAAATTATTAAGTTTAGGTGAAGAAAATGAGAAATGAAATAATTGAATATTTAAGAGAGAATACAAAAGGAAAAAGCGTAAAAGAATTACAAAATATGATAGAAAAAAATTTTAATGAAAGAATTACGACAAATCATATTGCATACATAAAAAATAGATATGGAATAAAATCGGGAAGAATAGGTCAATTTGAAAAAGGACATAAACCACTAAAACATAGACCAATAGGATATGAAAAAAATATTAATGGGTATGTATATATAAAAATAGGTGAACCAAGTATATATACATCAAAACAAAGATATATATATGAGAAAATGCATGGAAAAATTCCAGAAGGATGTATAGTAATATTTGCAGATAAAAATAAAACAAATTTTAATCCAGATAATTTAATATTAATATCAAAACAAGAATTTTTAATAATGAATGACAATGGATTATATAAAGAAGATGCAGAATTAACAAAAACAGGAGTAACATTATCAAAAATAATTAACCAATTAAGAAAATTAAGTAAAAAGGAGAAAGAAAACAAATGATTATAAATTTAGAAGCGGAAGAATACATAAATAACAAAATAGAAATATTAGATACATATAAACAAAATTTAGATAAAAATTTAAATAAGACAACTAAAGAATATAAAAACATAAAAAATAATTTAGATCATGAAAGAAACATATTAGAATTTATATTAAATACGATTGGAGGGCACAAAAGATGAGTAAAGAGGAATTAATAGAAATATTAAAAAATTACAAAGAAAATGTTGCAAAATTAAAATTAAGAAAACTAGAAAAAAGAAAATATGAAAAAAGATTAAAAGAATACAGAAGATTAGATAGTGCAGTAACAAGTTCATTCGGAATAAACCAAGATATACAAAGCAAAAACAAAATAAGCAACAAAACAGAAAAAACAGCTATTGACACTATAGAAAAAAATGAAAAAGAGATAAAAGAGGCAGAAAAGAAAATAATTGAATTGGAAGCAGAAATATCAGAATTAGAAATAATAGTATTAGAGGCTGAAATTAGATTAGAAGCATTAAAATACAAAGAAAAAGAAATTTTATATGCTTATTACGTAGAAGGAAGAACATATGAAGACATCGGAAATAATTTATACTTTAGATTATTTAATCAAACTAGAGATAAAGATACAATAAAAGATATAGTTGAAAACGCAGCAAAAAAAATGATTTTTTTGTAATTCCCCTCTTTTTCCCCTCAAAAAGAGGTATTAAATAGGAAAAATAATGTAGTATAATATAAACAAGTAGAAAAATCTAAAGATTTTGCGAAGACGAATTAAATAAATTCGTCTTTATTTTTATTTTAAGAAAGGAACAAAATAAATGAAAAAAGAAAATTTAATAAGTATATTTGATACAGCAAAATTAATGAAAAATGATATAGCAATAGAAGTAACAATACCAGGGCAAGAAACAACAGAAGTGATAATAAATAGATATGAAAATTTAGACAACAAATTAGAATTTTATACAAAAGCATATGATGAAAATTGTGTACATTGTATGAATAACGAAGTAAAAATAGTAAATGCATGGTGCGTGAATTTCTTTAAATATTATGACAAAAGAAGCGGAGAAATATTCACAAGCAATTAATTAGATATTAATATGCTAGGTAAATTAATATAAATACAGGTTATGGCACTTCCACAAACCTCCTTTCTAAATAGAAAATTAAATTCAAAAAGAATCTTCCTAGCAGATTCTTTTTTTTGTAATTTGTATGTAGTGATATTACTAATATGATTACATAGAGATTATAAAAAAATAAAAGGAAAAAATATGGAAGAATTATATAAAAGAGAAATTTGCATAAATTGTGCAAATAAAAATTGCAAAAATAAAATAGAAACAAAACAAAAGCAAAATTTGTGCATTGAACAAATTTATACAGAAAAAACAACAAAATGTGAAAATTTTATATGCAAGAATAAAAGAAAAAAGCAGCCATTTAATTGGCAGGTGTGGTAAAAAATAGAAAGTAAATAAAATGAAAATTCAGAAAATAAAGAAAAGAAGAAAAAGAAGAAAATATTATAACTGGGAATTAGAAATAGCAAAAGGAAATACAGATAAATTTTATAATTCTACAGATTTTGATATAGCAAGAGAAAAAGTTTTAGAAAGAGACAAAGGAAAATGTCAATTTTTTTTAGGCAAGTGGAATGATGGAAAACATTTTCCAAATAAAATAAAAATAGTGGATGCTAAAATAATTCATCATATTATACCAATAAAGCAAAGACCAGATTTAGCATTAGATATCAATAATATGGTAAGTTTAAGTTTTGAAGCACATGAAATTATAGAAGAAAGAACTAGATTTAGGTATAAAAAAAAGAAAAGAATATCACAAGAAAGGTGGTAAATATGAAGTTAGAGCATTTATTGCAAGCATATAAAAAGAATAATATAGAAACAAAACTAAAAGAAATAAATTCTAATAATGAAAGAGCGGGGATAATAACATTTGGAAATGGAATAGCCGCAAGTTATCTATTAGATAATGAAGATATAGTAATAGCAATGAAAATATTTTTTAATTGTATATCAAGAAACAATTCTAAAGCTGAAGAGCAAATAAGTCATACAACAAAAATTATAGCAATTATTCAAAATACAATAATGCTATTAAGTAATATATCCCACATTGAATGCAATATGATATTAGATAAGCTAGGATTATTTGATTATACTTTTAAACAAGGAAAACAAATAAAACATTTAGAACATGAATATAAAATAGAAGTAATAGAAGGAATACTTTGCTTAAGTATAAACGAAATTGAATCAATGAAAGGATAAATAGTATGAAAAGAGATATTAAAATAATAACAGAAAAAGCAATAGAGTTATTAAACGATAGAAAAGCAATAGAAGATGAATTAAACAAAAAAGCTAAAGCTACAAGCCTAATAGAGACAGAAGATTATAAATTATCAATTAAAATAGAGAAGAAAATAAAATAAATAGAAGTGGAACGCCCCCGTCAAAATCTAAAGCTAAAAATGAACTTAAGGAGAGCGGGTGTGTGGTCAAGACTGTTTAAATTATTTCAATTTCTCGCGTGTAAAGGGGGTATAGAATAAACAATGCCAAAAAAAACATCAAAAACTACAAATAGAAAAGAAAGAGAGAAAGAACTTGAGAAAACAATAGAAAATTTAGAAGAAAAAATTAAAAAAATAGAAAGTTTACAACAATTAGAAGAAGAAACGAAAGATAAAAAGCAATCCATAAAAGAGGATTTAAAAAATCAGTTGATAGCTCAAAATAAATTTGGAAAACAATTTGATGATATGATAGAAGATTATTTATATTTTGTAGAACTTAAAGAAAAATTACAAAATGATTTAAATATAAATGGATTTAGATATAAAACAATAGGAGGGAACGGATTTACAACATATAAACCAAATGAAAGCTATGAAAGATTACTGAAAACAAATGGACAGATGCTTAAAATACTACAAGATTTAGAATTAAAAGCACCTGACGAAGGTGGTGAAGAAGAAGGAGATGATTTATTGTAATGAGATAAATGAATATATAAAATTTGTAGAAGAAAATCCAGATGAAACAGATAACGAAATAAAATTATTAATTAAAAATATAGTGAAGCCAACATTGTTAAGAAACGATGTTTTTTTTGACCAAAATACATATTATCAATGTATTAGATATTGTGAAAAATGGTATTATAAACTATTCCCATATCAAAAATTTATATATGCTTTTGTTTTTATGTATGAAGATAAAAATAGAGATGTAGTAATATTTCCAGATATTTTTATGCTTATGGGTAGAGGAAATGGAAAAGATGGAATGATAATGCCACTAGCTAATTTTTTGCAAACTCGTTTTTATGGCGTAAAAAATTATCATATAGATATTGTTGCAACTTCAGAAGAACAGGCTTTAAATTCTTTTAATGTTGTTTATAATATGCTAGAAGACAACAAACAAAAAATGAAAAAACATTTCTATTGGAGTAAAACAGAAATTGTTAGTAAAAGTACTCATTCAATATTAAGATATAATACAGCGAATGCAAAAACAAAAGATGGTAAACAGACAGGAATGATAATTTTTAATGAATTGCATGCGTATGAAGATTATAAACAATTAAATGTGTATTCTTCTGGATTGGGAAAAATTATTCATTCAAGAACTATAACAATTACAACAAATGGGATAGTAAGAGATGGACCATTAGATGAAAAAATTTCCTTATCTATGCCCATTTTAAATGGAGAAAATAATTTGTTAGGTTTATTACCTATTATATATAAAATAAATAATAAAAAACTTGTAGATATTCCCATGAAAAAATACTTAGAAACAGGAAATAAACAGGATATAGATATAACGGTATGGGTGCAAGCAAATCCTAGTCTAAGATACAGAACTACTTTATTGAATGAAATAATTAGAGATTACACAAAGATGCAAAAACAAAAATCATATAGAGTAGAGTTTTATGCTAAAAGAATGAATTTACCACAACAAGATGAAGAACTGGTAGTAACAGAATGGAAAAATATATTAAAAGCATCATATAGTGATATAGAAAAAGAAATTCCAAGAACAACAGGAGATATTAAAGGAAAAACAGCGATAGTGGGATTAGATTTTGCATCATTAAATGACTTTGCAAGTGCAGGCTTTTTGTTTAAGAAGGATGGTGAATACATATGGAGACAACGAACGTGGATATGCACAAAAAGTAAGTTCTTTGGAGATATAAAATTTCCATTTGATAATATAGGACAAGAAGGATTTGAAGATTTTGAAATAGTAAATAAAGATTCTATTGATGGTCGAGATATAATTTTATGGATTTTATCTGAAATGACAAAGTATAATGTAAAAAAAATTGTACTAGATACATACCGATACAAGTTATTGGAACAAATATTTAAAGAATTTGGAATAAGCATAGAAACAAAAGATAATCCTTATGGACTGGTAAGAATGATAAGATATCCTGCAAGCATAGCAGCAATAGTAGCACCAAGAATTGAAGTAGCTTTTGCAGAAGGAAAAATAAACATAGGAAATAGTGCCATCATGAGATGGTCGATAAACAATACATCTGTTAAAGATTGTAAAGATGGAAATAAAAAATATGAAAAAATAGAACCAAAATTAAGAAAGAATGACCCCTTTATGGCATTTGTAGCTGCAATGAGTGTACAAGAACTATTAGATGAAGAGGTCATTTATGTTTAGGTGGTGAAAAAATGGTATTAGATAAAATATTCAAAAATTCAGAAGGAGGATTTGTAAGTCTTGTAGATGTTATTTTCGGAAGCAGTAATGCAAAGAATTATATCTATGCATTAGCAGAAGCACATGCTATCGATTTAATAGCAAAAACAATCTCAAAATGCGAAATACAAACATTTGAAAAGAAAGATGGAAAAATAAAAGAAAATAAAGGTGATTTATATTGGACTTTAAATTTACAACCAAATTATAACGAATATGGTACAAAGTTTATATATAAGTTAGTTACAAAACTATTAATTAATAAAAAAGCCTTAATAGTTATTAATGAGACACCAAAAAGCAACTTATTATATGTAGCAGATGATTTTGTGGCCGATAATAAAATTTTAGATGGAAAGATATTTAGAGATGTAATAATTTCAGACGATGAAGATCATTCCATAACATTAACTAAAACTTACGATATAGATAATTCAATATATTTTTCTATAAAAAATAATGAACTAGCAACAGCAAGCGAATCATTTAAAAAAAATACAAGTAAAATATTAAAATCAGCTCAAAGTAGTTTTGAAAAAGCAAATACACCAAAATGGAGATTAAAATTCCCAGGTGGACAACCTACGTTAATGGATTTAGAAACAAAAAAAGAAATGGATTATAGTAAATATAAACAGAAAATAACAGAAGGATTAATGAGCGAAGAAGAAGCTGTAGTGCTACTTTCAGAGGCTTTTGATTTAGTTAATTTGAATAAAGATAATAATAAGAATTTAACAGATTTCGCTAATATAGTAAAACAAATAGGTGATAGTGTAGCTCAAAAATGGAATATTCCATTAGATATTTTTTATGGAAGTAAAACAGAGAAATCAACGGGAACAAATGATTTTATAACTTTTGCAGTAGATCCATATTTTGAATTATTAGACGATGGATTTAACGTTTCTTTAGTAGGAAAAAAGAGTTATTTAAAAGGTGAATATATAATGTTTAATAGAACAAATATAATACACAGAGATGTGCTAGATAGTGCAACAGGAATAGATAAATTAACCGCAAATAAATTTAGTAGAAATGAAATAAATAAGTTTTTAAGATTACCTTACATAGATGAAGCGTGGGCGAACGAGCATGCTCTTACTAAAAATTACGAAAATGTGAAAGGAGGTGCAGAAGGAAATGAATGATAAATTTTTAAATTTCAAGAAAGTCAATGAATCTGAAACAGAATTATATGTTTATGGAGACATTAGAAAAAAAGACTGGATTGATAAATGGCTTGGAACAGGTGAAGATGTAACTGAGGCATTTTCATTAAAAGATGCTTTAGCAATGGTAGATACACCGAATTTAACCGTTAGAATTAATTCGTATGGAGGTTCAGTTTCAGAAGGTTTAGCAATATATAGCCTATTATCTGAATTTAAAGGACACTTAAAAACAATTGTAGATGGGTTTGCTTGTAGTGCCGCTAGTGTAATTTTTATGGCAGGACAAGAAAGAGTAGTTCCAGAAAATGGGCTACTAATGATACATAATGCATGGACAGAAGCACGAGGCGATTCTAATACAATGAAAAAAGTTGCAGAAGACTTAGAAAAAATAACTCAACCATCAATAAATATTTATGTAAGTAAAACTGGATTGTCAGAAGAAAAAATAAAAGAAATGATGGATAGAGAAGAATGGATAACATCTAAAGAGGCTTATGAATTAGGTTTTTCTACTACTCAAATTAGAAAAGATAATGCAATGCAATCTTTAGAAGCAGACTATGTTTATAATTTAGTTATGAAGAATAAAGAATTGCAAAATACAATAGAAGAAAAAGCAAAAGAAATAGCAGAAAAAATAGTAGAAGAACAAATGAAAGATTCTATAATAAAGAATCCAACAGAACTATCAAATATTCAAGAAACAAATCAGATTAAAGAAGATGCATGGGCATCTTTTTTTAATACCAAAAAATAAGAAAAGGAAGGTAAAAATATGAAAATTAATGAAACAAAAATGAAACAAGCTCAAGAAGAAGCTTTAAAAATTTTACAAGAAGGAAAAGACAAAGCTGAAGCTATTGTAGAAGCTATGGAAAAGATTAATTCAGTACAGTACGATGAATTAATTCAAGAAATAGTTGAACAATCTAACAAAGCTGAAAGTGACAAAGAATATGCTAAGACCTTAGGATTAAGAACTTTAAATAAAGAGGAAAAAGAATTTTTTGAGGCATTAAAAAATGATCCAAGACAAGCTGTAACTGGAAAACAAGTTGATATACTTCCATCTACATTTATTGATGTAACTTTAGAAGATATAAAAAAAGAAAGTAAATTATTAAACCACATTAAATTTTCACCTGCTAATGTTAAAAAGTGGATAACAGCATCGAAAACAGGAGCTTTTTCTTGGACAGGACTTACAGATAAAATTAAAGGTGAATTAATAGCAAATTTTGCAGTAATAGATATGGAAGTTTGTAAGTTAACAGTTTATTTAGTATTACCAAAAGCAATAAGAGATTTAGCATTACCATTTGTTGAAAAATATTGCAGAGAGATATTAAAAGAACAATTAAATGATGGCTTGGAGTATGGAGCATTACAAGGAACAGGAAAAAATGAACCAATAGGAATGTATAAACAAATTGCTAAAACAAACAGCGACGGAACACATCAAGATAAAACAATAGAAATATTAACATCATTTAAACCAAAAGCATTAGCTGCAGCAAAAAAATATTTAACAAAAAACGGGAATAGAACAATTGACAAATTAGTATTAGTTTGCCATCCAAATGACGAAGCGGATTATGTAGCACCAGCAATTTATGACGATGAAGGTAGAATGATAGCTTCTTATAAAAACTTAGAAGTAGTTACTTGCTCAAATAATCCACAAGGAAAAGCATTACTATTAATTCCTAAAAAATATACTATGGGATTAACTGGTTTAGGATTTAAAGACTATGACCAAACAATGGCATTAGATGATGCAGATGTAATTATAGGAAAAGGATATTCGAATGGAAGAGCGTCAGATGATAATATTGCTTTTGTATTTGATGTAACAAAACTAGAAGAATATGTTCCAGCAATAAAAATAGTTGGTACAGTATCAAACACTGTTGAAGGTGAAGTAACAACTAAAAGTGAAGTAGCAGGGGCTTAGCAATAAGCCTCTTAAATATTAGGAGGTAATAACATGGAAAAATATATTGTTATTTATGAAAGGTTCAAAGACTTAGAAGATAATGATTACATTTATGAAAAAGGAGATATCTATCCACGTGAAGGAATAGAACCAACAAAAGAAAGAATTAAAGCATTGTCAACTAAGAAAAATAAGATTGGAGAAATCTTAATAAAAAAGGTTAATAAGGAATAGAGGTGTATTTTATGATAGATACACAAATACAAAAACTTTTACAAGAAATTAAAGATGAACAACATATAACACCATTTGAAAAAGATGACACGATTATAGGGTATATAAAAGAAGCTGAATTTGATATCAATAAAGATACTGGAACAGCAATAAATTATGAAACTGATTTAAAAGCAAGAAGTCTATTAAAAAATTATATTTTTTATGCTAGAGAAAAAAAACTAGCAGAATTTAAAATATTATATGGAGCAGAATATGCAAGGCTACAAGCAGAATACTACAAACCTACCGACGTATAACGATGGACTTTTTAGACTTTTTGAAATAAAACAAACTGATGATACATATTCAGAAGAGTATTTACACGATACTGGATATGATATTTGGTTTGAAGAACTATCAGTTTCAGATAGATTAAAATTCGAAGCAGAAGAAAGAAATAAAAAAATAACATATAAATTAAGAATACCACAAATAAAACAAATAAATTCATTGTGTGTTGTTAAAATTGGAGATGAGTATCATAAAGTATATAATGCTTATCATTTTACAAATAAAGACGGGTTTAAACAAACTGATTTAACATTAGAAAAGTATCCACGAGTTAAACTGGAGGTAGGTTTATGACAAAGGAAGAATTGGTAGAATTATTAAAAGAATTGAAAGTTCCAATAAGTGAAACTGCTCCAAAGGATGATGACATGGAAGAAGAAATAAGAATCCATTTTTGGGATTATATTTGGGAAGATATAACTGCAAGTGGGTCTAACTACAATACTAATGTTACATATCAAATATCAGTAGTAGCAAATAAACCAAGACACCCAAAATTATTAGAATTGAAAAGAAAACTAAATAATATGGGATTATTTCCAATAATTCAACATGAATATATAGTAGAAAAGAGAAGAATGCATTCATTCTTTTCTTTAGAAGTTTTAGAAAATATTGGCGAAAAAGAAAATGAGAAATAAAACTTATGAATTTGATGGACTTCAAGATTTATCAAAAATGTTAGAAGACTATATAAATAAAGTTGAAAATGTTGTAGACATTTTAGAAATTGGGGCAAAAGAATTTGTAAATGATGCATTAAAACTACCAAAACCAATTTCAAAAATAAGAAAAGCAAGTTACACACATTTAGTTAATAGTTTTTCTTATAAAAAGAAAGATGATGAAGTAGAAGCAGGTTGGGGAAAATATTACGGTCCTATGATTGAAAATGGAACTAATAAAATGAATGCTCAACCACATTTATATCCATTGTGGGAAAAAAATAAAGAAAAATATTATAAAACAATGATTACTAAAACAGGATTACAAAATTGAGGATAGTAAAAAATTAAAATATAAAAAAGAAAGAGAGGAATTTAAAATGGCAATTAAAACAAAAAAACCTATGATTAAAGAAACAGTAGGAGCACTATATTATAATTTTAATACACCTACTGAAAGTGGAGAATATAATCCAGCAAAATATGAAGAAGAAGTTGTAAAAAGTAATGTAGTAAAAAATATTGGAACTACAGAAAATGCTGAATCTGTAACTGTTAAAGCTAGTGGGGAAGACTACGAAACAGTTAGCCAAAATCAGTATATTGATATGGCAGTAGAAGTTGTAGCAATTGACCCAGGAGATTTAGCAAAAATGAGATCAGATATAATTGGAAAAACAGGACTAAATCGTTCAGGAAGAACAGCTAGAAGACCATTTTTTGCATTTGGAAAGGTTAAAAAAATGGTTGGAGATGGGTTTGAATATGCTTGGTATCCAAAATGCCAATTAATTGAAAATACTGATGATATAAGTACACAAGAAGAAAAATTTTCGGAACAAAACGATACTGTGACAATACGAGCATATTCTTATAATAAAGAAGGAGATAAAAAAACATATGTAAATAATGAAATGGATAATTTCCCTGAAGGAATGACAGAAGAAAAATTCTTTGCTAAGCCACTTTTAACAGATGAAGATTTAACAGCTGCATTAACACCAGGAACATAAAAGAAAAAAGGCTCTAAATTATTTTAGAGCCTTTAAATTAATATAATTTGGAGGTCAACATGGAAATAGAATTAAAAAATGGAGAAAGAATAATTTTAGAAGTGTCACCACTTTTTTTAGAATATATAGAAGATTATAAAGGAGGAATAGAACAATTAAAAAAGGATGCACAAGGTAAAAAAGATATAAATGGATATTCAAAGGCAATGTATGCAACAAATCAATTATTATATGCAATAATTGCATCCAATTACGATAGTCCATTAACATATAGGCAAGCGGTGCGACTTGTGAAATTAGAAGATATAGATAGAATAATTAAATTTATAAATGAAAATACACCAAATATAAAAACACAAGTTATAGAAGATAAAACTCATAGAATATAGAAAAATGCCGAAGTTTGTCGATATTTTTTCCTTGTAATATTTTGTAAAACAATGTAAAATATTAATAAGGAGGATAGATTAATGAAATATGGATATAGAATACCTAATATAAAAAAAAGTGTAAGTGCGAGAACAACTGGAAAAATAAATAGAAGCATAAATAAAACAATAAATCCATTGTATGAAAAAGAAGGTATGGGATATATAAATAACCCAGAAAAAGCTATATACAATAAAGTATATAATCAAACTACCAAGAATATTATTGATGAGGAAAATAAAATGAATATGTTCGTTTGGGTAGTTATAATAATTATAGCAATACCATTTATTTGGATGTTTATAAAATTCTTTTCTTGGCTATTTGAATAAAACGCTAGAATTTAATAAAATATTAAATAAATTTGGTATTCAATACAAGCAAAGTAAAGATTGGCTATTATATAAGAAATATAGTACGTAAACAAAAACATTTGAATTTACACATTCAAAAGGAGGCAGATTATTCTTATACGAGTTTTTTAATCCAAGAATGGAAGAAGAGGAACAAATATCAATATATTAAAACTAAAGCACCAGTAAAACTGGTGCTTTAATTATAAATAAAAAGGGGTAAAAAAAGTGGCGAATGATTTGAAACGTGTAGGGTTAGTATTTAAAGAAGATGGAGCAGTAGACTTTAAAAAATCATTACAAGAAATAAATCTTGAATTGAATAAGAATTATAATCAGTTTAAATTAACTCAAGCACAATGGGATAATTCTACAAAAAGCACAGAAAAACTAAGAGCAGAACAAGAATATTTAAAAAATGCTTATGAAATTCAATCAGATAAAGTAAATACTCTTAAAATGCAATTAAGTGATTTAGAGAATGCAGAGAATAAAAACACTACAGCAATAAAGAAAAAGAGAAACGAATTAACCTCGGCAGAAATAAAACTTGAAACTTATAATAAGAAATTAAAAGATATTCAAACCCAATTAAACAATACAGGTAAAAAATTAGAAGAGTTTGGAACTAAAATACAAAATAATGGGGAGAAAATCGAGAAAGCAGGCAAGAAAATGTCTGCTTTTTCTGTTGCAACTGGAACAGCTTTACTAACAAGTGCTAAAAGTGCAATAGACTTTGAAGATGCATTTACTGGAGTTGAAAAAACTGTGGATGGAACAAAAGAACAAATGGCAGAACTTAAACAAGGCATAAGAGATTTAGCCAAACAAATTCCATCCACTACTACAGAAATTTCAGCAGTGGCCGAAGCAGCAGGACAACTTGGAATTAAGACAGAAGACATTTTATCCTTTACAAAAGTAATGATAGACTTAGGAAATTCTACTAATTTATCAGCAGAAGAAGCAGCATCATCTCTTTCTAAGTTTGCCAATGTAACTAAAATGAGTGCTAAGGATTATGATAAGTTAGGTGCAACTATAGTTGCACTTGGCAATAATTTTGCAACAACAGAAGCAGATATAGTAGAGATGGCTACAAGGCTTGCTGCAACTGGAGAACTTGCAGGACTAAGTCAATCACAAATATTATCAGTAGCAACTGCTATGTCTTCAGTAGGTATAGAAACAGAGGCGGGTGGTTCTGCTATGTCAAAACTTTTGAAAAAAATACAACTTGCAACTGAATTAGGTGGAGATGATTTAAAACAATTTGCTAAAGTAGCGGGAATGACTTCAAAAGATTTTAAGAAAGCATTTGAAGAAGATGCAGTATCAGCATTAATGGCTTTTATTAGTGGATTAAACGATACCGAAAGGAATGGAAAATCTGCTATTGCTATATTAGATGATATGGGATTAACAGAAGTAAGATTATCTAATACAATTTTATCATTGGCAAATGCAAGTAATGTGATGACAGATGCAGTTAAATTAGGAAATGAAGCTTGGGAAGATAATACCGCATTAACAAACGAAGCAAATAAAAGATATCAAAATTTAAAAAGCAAAATAACAATAGCAATCAATAAATTAAAAGATATAGCAACTATTTTAGGGAACAAACTTATGCCATCAATAGAAAATGTAATTGACAAAGTTGGACAATGGTCTGATAAATTTGCAGAATTATCTGATGAAGAAGTAGACATGATAATTAAAATAGGTTTAATTGTTGCTGCTATTGGTCCACTGATAACTATTACTGGAAAATTAGTTTCTACAATTGGAGGAGTTTCAAAAGGTATAGGAATATTTATCCAAGCAATAGGAGTTATGAATGGAAATTTAAATACTACTTCTAGTGCTGTAAATAATTTGGCTGGTTTTATGACAAAGTTATCAAGTCCATTAGGAACAGTAGGAGTAGCTTTAGGAACAGTTTCTTTAGCAATAGGGGTAATGGCAACTAAATATAATTTAGCAATAGCGAAAACGGAAGAATTAAGAAAAGCTTCAGAAGACTCATTAAAAATCTATAATGATACAACTAATGCAATAAATAGCAATATTCAGGCTCAACTAAACGAAGCCGATAATTGTAAAATTTTAAAAGAAGAATTAGAAAAAATTGTTGATGAAAATGGAAAAATAAAAACTGGATATGAAGCAAGAGCTCGAGTGATTACAAATGAATTGTCTAAATCATTAGGAACTGAGATATCAATTACTGAAAACGTAATTGATAAATATAAAGATTTACAAAACGAAATTGATAATTTAATTTTAAAAAAGAAAAGCGAGACAATATTATCTGGGTATCAGGATAAATGGTCAAACGCGATTGAAAAAAGATCTCAAAAAACACAGGAATTGTTCGATTTACAAATTGAAATTGAAAACGAGCAAAATAAATTAGATGATTTAAATACTCGATTAAACAATGACAGATCAGGAAGCATTGCAAGAACTATAAAATTAGAATCTGATATTGCGGCTGCTGAAAAAAATTTGCAGAATTTAAAAAATTCTGCAGAAAACACTAAAAAAGAAATAAATGGCTATCTTAATGATATAAACAATTACAATTACGCAGCACAATTAGTTGCAGAAAATACAACAGAATCATTAGAGCAATTAATTGATTCACAAGGAAGAACATATGAAAAAAATGGTGAAACAGTTAATACTACATTTAAAAAATTAATACAAGAGCAACAATATTATTTAGATACAGTAGAAAAAATGCAAGAAGATGCTTTAAAAGAAGGCAAAATCATAGAAGCAGAAAAAACAAGAGTTCAAATAAGTGAAACAAATAGCAGGCTTTTAAATTTAGTATCAGAATTGAAAACCCAAACTTCAATTGTTGATAATAATTCTCCAGATATAATTGATGCTTGGAAACAGTTAGCAATAGGTTCATACGATATCTATTATGATATCGTTTCTAATATGGATGATGTACTTTCAAATAAAATACAAGAAATGACGGGAGTAACACTAGAAAGAACACCAGAATTAGTAAATGCAACTCAAAAAATGAGTCAAGAAGTATTGGAACAAATAGAAAAAGATTCAGAATTTAAAACAATAGCAATAAATAATTTACAGAGTTTTCTTAATGGTCTAGAAGATACTGAGCTTAGAGAACTTTTGGAAAATGCTGGGGTTGAGGATGCAGAAAAAGTTATGGAAGGTATAAAAAATGGAAATTTAGCAGAAGACGAAGGAATAAATATTTTGCAAAGTCTTTACGGTGGTTTAAATAATTCTTGGTGGAAAAATAGTTTGTGGAATACTGCTAGAAGAATAGCTTCAACTTTATCAGGATTATTAACAATAAAAGCAAATGTAAATGGAAATACGTCGGCTTTACCAGGACATAAATTAGGTTTAGATTATGTTCCGAAAGATAATTACGTTGCTCGTCTTCATAAGGGGGAAAGAGTTCTAACAAAAGAAGAAAATGAAGCATATAGTAATGCAAAAAAACAAAGTTTTTCTAATAGAAATTCTTTTGTATCTCAAGAAATAAATTATAATAAAATGGCAAATGCGATGCTAACTGCATTAACAGGATGCAAACTAACATTAGATGAAGATGGCTTTGCAAAAATAGTAAAAAATGAATTATATGAGGTGTTATGATGTTTAAATTTAAAGGAATATCGAGTATAGATATGCAAGTTGTAATTGAAGAAGAAGAGCATTTTTTAGCTAAAGCCGCTCAAAGATATGAAGTTACAGAAATAGAAGGAAGAGACGATGCAATTTTTGATGAATTAGGATATTCTTATATTGAAAGACCTATATATATACAATGTTTAAATCCAAATAGACTTGATGATATACTTGCTTGGCTGGATGGTGAAGGAGATTTAGAATACAACGGTAGAAAAACTAAAGCAAGATTTTATGCAGAACTAGAACCTATAAGAACAGCAGGTATTAAAATTATTGATACAAATTTTATTAGAGCACCATTTTGGGAGAAAGCTGAAGATAATTATATAGAGGTTATAAATAGTATAAAAAACGAGGGAAATAAAGTAAGTAGACCTATAATAAAAATTGAAAGAGGTTCAAGCGATAGTATAGAATTAACGCTTGGTGGAGTTAGGTTTAAATATACGTTTGGCGAAAATGATACCTATGTAGAAATAGACTGCGAAAAGAAAACGACTATATATGAAGGTATTAATCGAAGCAGAAATATTGAAATAGGATATAAATTTCCAAAATTAGAAGTAGGAGACAATGCAATTGTAATTCATAAAGGTTCAGCTATTATCAATGTAAAGAGAAAGGACAGATGGTTATGATTAAAATTTTTAATGCTAATGATAGAGATTTTTCTACAGCAGGAAATATAATTATAGAACCAATTAAATGCCAAGAATTTAAGAAAAAATCTCTTAATGGATGGTATGTCGATATTAAAATACCTATAGAATACAAAGAATATATTGAAGCAGATAAACTTTGTGTATTAAAAACAAAATCAAAAAAAAGACCTCAAGCTTTCAGAATTGGCGAAGAAATCGAAATAACTAGTAAATATATTAAATTTAGCGCTAAGCATGTTATGTTTGATTCAGAAAAAATTATTTTATTGGATGTAAGACCTACAAAATTAAATGGAATTAATGCTTTAAACTATATAAATAAAAGGACTGATGAAATCAGTCCTTTTACTATATATTCCAATATTGAAAATGTAAGTACAGCATATTTTATAAGAAAAACTTTATTTGAGGCTTGGAGTGTCATAGAAGAACGTTGGAATGGAATTTTCGATGCTGATAATTGGGATATAAGTTTCTTGCAAAAAATAGGAAATGATAATGGAGAAACTATAGCGTATGGAAAAAATATAAAGAATATGCAAGTTTTCGAGGATTGGTCAAATGTTGTTACTAAACTTTATCCAGTTGGATATGACGGTATAACTATTCCAGAAGATTTTTTAAAAAGCGATGTCCAGTACGATGTTCCATATACAAAAATAGTAGATTTTTCGACTAATTTAGAGCTAGAGGAACAAACCCCTGAAAAATTAATAAATGAACTTAGAACTAATGCCATAGAATATTTAGAGAAAAATAAGTATCCAAAAATAAATTATACATTAAATGCAAATATTAATAATGATTTAGAAATAGGGGATACAATTCAAATTCTTCATCCGTTAGCTATTATAAAAACAGAAGTAATAGAATATGAATTTGACAATATTTCAGAAAAAATTAAATCTATAACTTTTGGAAATTATACAAGAGATGTAAAAAAGAAATTTGACAATATAAAAAACAATATAAATCAGATAAACCAAGTTCTATCAAAACAAGAAAATGTAATTAGTAAACAAACAGAATTAATAAATTCACTTAATAAAAATGGATATGTATATATTGATGAAAATGAAATATTAATTTTAGATCAATTGCCTAAAGAACAATCAAAAAATGTTTGGAGATTTGGATTAGGAGGAATTGGATTTAGTTCTAATGGTTACGAAGGTCCTTTTGAATTGGCTATCACTATGGATGGACAAATAAATGCAAATTTTATTACAACTGGAACAATGTCTATAAGCAGGATTGAAGGATTAGCAAATCAAATTAGTGAATTTACTAAAAACATTGCAAGCATTAACATTGAATTAAACAAAATCCAGCAACGTGTAGATCATATGGAAGATTTCACTAGAGAGCAAACTGAAACTAATCAAATTCATTTGAGCGATACCGTAGCGGGGGCGGGCTATATAACAAATTTTAAAATATATGGTGATACAGAATATTTTAAATATTTAGCACCATCAAATAATTTAACTTCAAGCGATAATTTAGTTCCTTTAGGAGACCATTTTACACTAGTTTTAGATACGCAAGGAAGAGCAGAAAAAAGCAAAAATGCAATAGAAATAGATATTTTACTGGGCGAACCATTAAGAAATATCAAAGAAGTAAGAGATTATTTATCAATAGATGGAAATATTGTCTCTGTAACTAGAAAAATAGGGGTAAATGAAAGCAATGAATTATATGAATTAGAAAAACCAACTTATGAAGAAATTGGAAAATTGGAATTACCAAGTTTTGATGAAAATACATATATCTATGTCGATGAATATTATAATTTAAATTATTATGCAAAATATATCATAAAAAATGCTTATAGCGAGACATACGCAACAAAAGTAGAATTAAAATCTGCGATAAGTGAAACCGAGAAAAATGTTAATATAAGCGTAGATGAAAAATTAGAAAAATATTCTACAATAGAAGAAACAAATAGTGCAATAAATTTGAAATCAGATGAAATTGCAAGTTCAGTTTCAAAAACATATGCAACAAAAACAGAAAACAGCAATACATTAGAAAATGCTAAAAATTATGCAGATTCACAAATAACAACAGCGAAAACAGAAATAAAACAAACAACAGACAGCATTAGCAGTACAGTTAGTAAAAAAATTGGTAAAGAAGAAGTAGTATCTTCAATCAACCAAACTTCAGACAAAATAGCATTAAAAGGCAACAGGATTTCAATAAAATCAAATTATTTTGAATTAACAGAAGAAGGCAAAATTATTGCTATATCTGGAAAAATAGGAGGATTTGAGTTGAAAACGGAAAAATTTTCAGGAAATTTAAATGGCGTATATAGTTTTGATTTGCAAGACGTTTGTTTATTATTAAATTATTTAAATGATAATACTAGTTTAACAAGTGAATTAAAAAATATTTATGATGTAAATAATGATGGCACATTAGATATTTTAGATGTAGTTACAATGTTAAATATTTTAAAAGGCAAGACAGAAAACACAAAAAATGTTAAAGGAACAATAGTTTTCAATTCAAAAGACCCCAAAAACGCAATTTCAATAAAAGACCAGTACGGAAATATACTTTCATCATTTTCAGTATTTGGAATTAATACGGAAAATATTAGTGCAAGACGCGTTCAAATAGGACAATTTGAAACAGCAAACGATAATAAATTTGTTGGTATTTCACTAGATTCTGAAAAAAACTTAGTTAATGTTACAAATGGCACAAATTCGAGCAAAATAGAGCCAACAAAAATGCAATCACAGGCATTTAATAATAATTCATTAGAAGAATTGAAAAAAAATATAGAAAAACAAGAAAATGCTATGGATATAGTAAAAAATTCAGAAATATACAAATTCAATTATAAAGATGAAAACAACGACGATAAAAAGCATATTGGATTTATTATAGGAAAAAAATATAAAACCCCTGAAGAATTATTAAATAAAGAAAAAAATGCAATAGATATTTATAGCATGGCATCAATCAATTGGAAATGCACACAAGAAATATTAGAAGAATTAAAAAACACAAAAGAAGAATTAGAAGAATTAAAAAAGGAGGTAGCTAAAAAATGATATTTGATAAAATACTTTTTAAAAATAATAAAGCACCATATATTTCTGATACAAATTTAAATAAAATGCAAGATAATATCAAAAAATCCATTGAAGAAGTTGACACAAAAACTTCAAATTTGGCTGGAAATATAGAAAGTGAAGATATTTCAAATCAAATAATATCAAACAGCAATTTTACAATAGTTTCTAATTATTGCAAAAAAATATTAAATTTTGTGAATTTAAATTTGACATTTAAAATTGTAAAATCGCAAACTGGCTATAATACATTAGCTAAAATAAATTCAGACGATTTGAAGCCGATTGGAGGGCTTACGTTTCAAGCTCAGTTTTCTGGAATGATTAAAAATTTATCGGGTGCGATTCGCGGAAGCGGAGATATTGACATTTATATTCCTGAAAATTTTGAAATTCCTACTGATTCTGAAATCAGAATGAATACTAGTTACATAGCTGGAATTGCTGGAAGCGGTTCTGAGCAATCTGAAAAACCATATTATTTAAAATCAGAAACATACACGAAAAACGAAATAGACAAAACAAACGAAACGCAAAATAGTGATATTTCTTATTTGGAAGATAAAACAGAAAATATCGAAGCACGTCAATTAGAAGGACATGATAAAACAATCAACATATTAAATTTGAAAAATTCTTCTGTTGATACTGCTATGCTATCAAATGCAAATATGTATGCTACTAGAAGCGGTTTTACAACCACAGATTATATAAAAGTAAATGTGGGAGATAAAATTTTTGTGGATTATAAAATGCCAATTAATTTATTTTCTTTTGTATGCTTTGATAAAGATAAAAATATTATAAATAAATTAAAAACAGCAACTGATTGGACAAAATATGGAATTTATATAGTGGAAGAAGATGTCGCATACATAAAATTTACAATTCAAACAACTCAAATAGGAGTATATGGCGTTTATTTAAATGCAGAAGAAGCACCAGCAAATTTTATGGAATATGGAAAATCGCATTTAGATTGGCTAAAAATAAATGAAAATAATATAGATAACAATTCAGTAATTGAAGAAAAATTAGACGAAAAATTACAGAAAAAAATAGCTAGAACGGAACGAATTGAAAAACAAATTCCAACTGCAGAAACAGAAATTGCTGAAACTGTAATTTTAAGTGATTCTGCGGATTTAGGTGCAGAAGTAAGCGTTTTTGGAAATTTAAAGCAAGAAATTCGAGAAGGATACAATTTAATAAATTTAGGAAATTTACCCATAGTAGAAAAAAATGGATTAACTTATGTTGCTACTAATAATGTTTTGTATTTAAATGGAACAGTTACAGCAACAACAGAAATAATAATTCCAATAAAGGAAACTATTTTAAATGGTAGTTATGTGCATCAAATATTTGCCAATTTTACACCTACAGCAAATATTAATAATAATTTTAAAGTTTCACAAGGCACTACTGGAATAGGAAATATAAATTTAAAAAGTGCAAAAAAAGTAAAATTTAGTGTAAATGATGATACTAATATTGCATTTTTATATTTGCAAATTTTGCCTCAAACAATAAAAGATGGTCAAATAAAATATCAATTAGTTTCTGGAACAGAAGAGAAAGAATTTGAGGAATATGGAAAAGCTCCCTCACTAGAATATTCTTCTGAAATTGAAACAGTAAAAAATAATGTAAAAATAACACAAAACAATAAAGAATATATTTTACCAATTCAAAAAGAATTAGCTAAAATAGGCGAATATAGAGACAGTTTTATAAAAAAAGAAAATAAATGGTATGAAAAACATTATATAAAAAAGGCGTTTTTTGATGGAACTGAAGATGGTTGGAGCGTTTATACTCAAGGAAATATGTCAAATTATTATAATAATTCATTGCTAAATTTCAAAACTCAAGAAGGAATTAGCAATTATTTTGAAGTTAGCAATGACATCTCATATAGCAATACTAACACGAGATTAGTTATTTTCAATACCAAATCAGGTTTTGGAATATATACTGAAAAAAGTACATTTGAATCATTAGAAGCTTTTAAAAATAAATTATCAGAATGGAACGAAGCTGGTAATCCATTATCTCTATATTATGTATTAGAAAATCCAGAAGATATTGAATGCACAGATGAGCAAAGTGAAATTTTAGAGCAATTACAAAATATTGAAACCAATAAAGGAACAAATATTATTACAACAGACACAATAGCAGAAGTAAAAGCAAAATATTATAAAGATTTGGAAGCATTATTTAAAAAGGCAGGTGTATTATAAAATGGAAGAAATAGCGAATTTAATAAGTAATTATGGTGGATTAGTCATATTAGCTTGCTTATTTATTTATGTTTTTTTAGAAGATAGAAAAGATAAAAAAGAAGACAAAGCGAATAATACACAAGTTTTAAAAGAGTTATCTAATTCAAATTGCAATATCGCTGAAAGTTTAAATTTGTTAAAAACAAGCATTGATAATAATACTGCTGAGTATAGACAACATGATGATAGAGCAATACAGCAATTTAACAATATAAATGAAAAATTAGTTAGAATTGAAGATAAATTAAAAAAATAAGGAGGATTTAAAATGAAACAAGCATGGGATGATTTAAAAAGTTTTGTAACAATAGCGTTTACCTTAACGATAATCGCGCTAATTTTAATTATTTCAATTAAAGGCAATTGGGATATATTTCAAATAGTTTTTACGCTATTTTCGAATATAGTAACTGCGGTTTTTACATATTTTTTCACGAGAAAGTCAGATGGCAAAAATATTGATAAAACTGAGACAACAAATAACATTAACCAAGAATAAAAACGGCTTAAAATCGATTCTCATAAGCCGTTTTTTTGATAAAATAAGTTAAAATATTAGGAGGAAAAATAAATGAATTATAATGAATTTATAGATGAATATAATGGGAAATCAATTGATTATGATGGTGCTTGTGGCGCTCAATGTGTAGATTTAATACAATTGTATATTGAAAAATGTTTTACAGGAGTACACCAAATAATATATGCAAATGCAAAAGATTATTTTGAAAATTTTGAAAACTTACCAATTAGCGAATTATTTACTAAAATAGAAAATACTGCAGAATTGATACCTGAACAAGGAGATATTGCTGTATGGGGAGCTGAATTAGGAAATACTTACGGGCATGTAGCTATTGCTACTGGTGAAGGAGATACGAACAATTTTTATTCATATGATTTAAATTGGGGAAGTAAAATAGTTCATAAAACAGAACATAATTATAAAGGATTTTTGGGCGTATTAAGACCAAAAAAAGAAGAAATAAAACCAGATTTGCAATGTAAAGCTCATATTCAAGATTTGGGATGGACTGATTGGGAAAATGCAGGAGAAGTAATAGGAACTACTGGAGAAAGTAAAAGAATTGAAGCGATAATATTGCTAGGAAATAATGGACTAGATTTATCGTATAGGGTGCATATGGAGGAAATAGGATGGTCTGAATGGGTTTCAAATGGACAAGTAGCAGGAACAACAGGACAATGCAGAAGAATTGAAGCGATAGAAATAAAATCTAATAAGGATTTAGTGGTTCAAGAACACATTCAAGAAATCGGCTGGATTCCAGCTTCAAAAGGAAAAAATATAAAAATAGGGACAGAAGGGAAAAGTTTACGTTTAGAAGCATTTAAAATATTAATATAGAAGAATAATTAAAATAGGTAAGTTTTTAATGCTTACCTATTTTTTATCCTTTTTAAATTATTTATCTCTCATTTCGATATTTATTAGTAAGTCGATTACTTGACTTATTTCTAAAACTTCTTTACTTCTAATACCAAACTCATCTATTTTTTTATACATTTCTAGTTTTAAAATGTCTATATCTAATTCAGTATAAAATAATTTTTTAATATTTACATCTAAAACTGAAGAAATTTTATATAAAGTATCTAAAGTCGGATTAAATTTACGATTATTTTCTAAATCATTTAGATATGTTCTAGAAATACCTGTAAGCTGACTTAATTTTCGGATACTTAATTTTTTATTCTCTCTAATTTTTTTAATATTGAATATAACCATAAAATAAAATACCTCTAATAATAGTATTTTTATATTGTATCCTTTTTATACGTTAAAATAAAGATGAAACTCCCAGCGGACATTTTTGTCGAACGATTTTAATTGACATTTTTTGACAAAATATTTATAATAGATTCATATTAAGGAAACGCGTTTCTCCAAAACAAAGGAGAATATATGAATGGAAAAAGAAAATTTAAAAAAAATCATTAAAAATTATAAGTGGTATGAAAAAATTCAAATTAAATTACTTGAAAAATTGATATTAAAATTGTATCATAATATTCGTATAGAGATTGTCAATACAATAATAGAAAAGTAATGCAATAAGTAATGCAGTAGCAGAAATTTTTAAAATATAATGAAAATACAATAAAATCGTAAGAACTACTAAATGTATACGTGAAGTGATATAGTGTATATATAATAAAGTGTAAAATAGAGGTTAGAAAGGTCATCTGCACCAATGACGTATCTGTTCGAACTAATAAAACAGATAAATACAAAAATCAATCAGAAAATAAATCTGGTTGATTTTTTTGTTGTCTAAAAACAATATAAAAATCATCCAAATGAAAGGATGGTGTATAAATTGAAAATAATTAAACAAGAATTACAATTTGAAGAATGTCTAAAACAGAGACTTGAATTTATATGTGAATTTGCTAAAGTTACCCCTACTTTTATAAATGGTAGCATTAGGAAATTAGAAAAAACTAATCTTACATATATTGAGCCACATAGAGTAATTATCAAGAATATTACTTTTTTAGTTTTCAATTATTCAAATGATGTGTATATTTCAAACTTATCTAAAAAGATAAAATTATCAGAGTTAGAAGAATATTTGAAAAAAATATAAATTTGTAAATATTTGACATT